TAAAGTAGTTGGTATTTCAATGCACAACAACGAAACTACAGGTACAGATGATACTGTAGTTAAGATAACAGATGGAACAGGTGGTACAGTATTAATTGGGGGTAGCACAGGAGCAATATTCCTAACGGGTAGAGGTGGTTCTTATGTTTTACCTATGAGTGCAGCCCATCCTTACTGTGAAACAACAGCAAATACTGCTTTGTTTATTAATCCTGTATCTAGTGAGCGTGTAAGTGGAGCTGTTTGGTATATTGAAGAAGCATGATAACAGTATTAGAACAAACATTTGATTTAGTAGGAGCAGCAACGCTTATTACTGCAAATGCCGGAAAAAAAATTAATATTGTAGGTATTTCTATTTCTGAAAACTCTGATGTTGGAGGATTCTTTAGAATGCAATTTGCTACTACTGCTACTTATGGAACAACTTCTAATGGAGTATGGATTGAAGCTAGAGGACAATGGGGTATTCCAATATCAAGAGATTCAACTAAACACGCTTATTTTATAGGAGATACTGATGAAGATTTCATTTGTCAAGCACCTGATGCTAGGATGAGTGGAATCATTTGGTATTATGAAACATAATGGTATTTACAGGATATTTTAAAACAGAAAAATCAGCAAGTAAAACTCCCGGTTGGACTAGTGTAGATACTTCTATAGATGAGGCATTACACATGAATTTCTATAATAATAACCCTGCTATTGGTGGTTATCAACAAACTTATGTAGATGGTTTAGGAGTTACATTATATATGCACAATGAAGATGATGGAGATACTAGTTACAAAGTATTAAGCACATCAACATGGGATGATTCAGATACTGCCTATTCAGGTACAGATACAGCTACACCTCTTTACTCTGCTATAACAGAGCTTGTTGGTGGTGTTGGAACTATATTCACAAGTAACCAAGACTTTGATGACCACGCTATAGATTGGATTGTTACATTTAATGCTAAAGCTACAGACCCACCAATAGGTGAGGTATCTTTCTTAGAGTTTAAATTCTATAAAGTAGCTACAGATGATACTGAAACCTTATTATTTACTGCCCAAGAAGGAGTTAGTACATTGTATGGTTTTTCTCCTCTAACAGCATCAATAAGAGCATCAGGGTCAGTAACTACAGATGATAGACTATTAATTAAAGTGTTCTTTGGTTCAGCTCCTCCTGCATGAACTGTCAAAGATGTGGGGAATGTTGTAGAAGTTTCAATGTTACTGATGATGAATATTTAACAAGAGAGCATGACACACTAATAATTAAAGGTGGTAAATGTAATTTTCTTGTTGGAAAGATATGCACTATACATGGAGCTAAGCCTGAAGAGTGTAAAGAGTTCTTCTGTGCTAAATGTAAATAGAAAGATATATATAGTAGTATATATTAATATATATATGAAAACTTATAGCTTAGCCCTATCATGGGAGTTGTGGATAGGGGGGAATTATGGCGAAGCAGTATTATACTGAATCTTACCCTCGTAAGCCATATGAGTGTCGAGGCGAAACTCCCTATTATAATACAACACAAAAAGGAGGTAGAAGCAAATGAAAAAGAATTTAGAAGTATTAGGAGTAGACGAAACTAAGGATGGAAGACCTTTAAAAACCAAGAATGGTAAGCCTTATTTTCGAGTTAAGACTTCAGGCCTACAAGGTACAGAGCTTAAATGGCTTAGTTGCTTTGATATGGATATGTTAGAAATAACAAAGAAGTTCTTAGATAAGACTGCTTGTTTTGAGATTAGACAGTCTGGAGAGTATTTTAACATTGATTCGTGTCTTGGCAGTGCTCAAGAGATTGAAGAAGAAGCTGAAGACATACAAGTAGTTAAGGTAACAAATAAAGGCCTAGTTCCAGTGGAAACGAAGGTGTCAAGGAATACAACTATGTATACAAGTTATGCTAAGGATGTGTTTGTAGCATTGAATACAGGTAAATTAGGAGAAGAAAGACACCTAATGGATTTAGCTATTAACTTAGTAAAACAAGCTAAAGAAGCATTTAGTTAATTTAGCTTAAGCCCTGTTCTGAACTGCACTGTAAAAGGTGCACAGGGCATCATAATCATGGAAAATAAAGATAAACCACTAAGTGAGAAAGCTTTAGAAACTAGAGGGCAAATAATAAAGCCTTTAACTAAGTTATACATACATAAAGATGTCAAAGAAGCAGTTGAGAATTGGGAAAGAGATAATGAATTATCTATTAAAGAGATAAAAGAAAGATTAAAAAGAAGTCCAGATAATGAATTTCTTATTGGTAAAATACAAGGAATAAGAACAGCAGAAGATAAACATGACAAAATCTTTGGGGAGTTTAAATGATTCTTGTTCACCGATAAATCGTTGAACGCTAGGACGAAGATAGACTACACCACAATAAACCTCCTAACGACCGAGTTCTTTAAATAATTCGGTAATGATAGCTGTCACCGAAAGATTTATTGAACGTCGTCGCTCACTCGAGTTGTGGTGTGAAGGGTGACTAAGCCAATCTGTAATCGTCTGGCTTAGTCGGATATAAGTAATTAATATGGAGGTCAATAAAATGACTAAAATAATAAAGATAAAGGTTGGTGAAGTATATATAAGTGGTGTGAGTTATCCTGTTTTTAAGGCAGGGTTTGAGAGAGTAAGTAAATCCGGTACTGTGTACTACGAGGCTTGTGAAACAATCTTCGTGAATGAAGTAGAAGATACAGCTAAAAAGGAGGTGGTTAAAAAATGAAAGACATTAGAAGCACCTTAGATTGGCTTTACGGTGGAAACTATGAACGTAATCAAATGGATGGCTTTAATGAAGTCATTAAGAACTTTGCAAATCAGTGTTTTGTAGAGCAGAAGTATTTGTTAGAAGTGTGTAACCATATACACAGTGGTTTTGAGCATGAGATATATGAAGATGATGAAGTGCTTGAGGAGATAGATAGAGTGTTGATGGAGGATGAAGATGAGTGAGAATAACGTATGGTTTGATGACTGGGATGAGTATTGTGAGTTCGGTAGGGAAGATGAATTGATTGAGAACACCACTGAATAGTTTTTTTTGTTAAACAGGGAAGCAAGGGTATTAAGGAGCTGGTAAGCAATAGACTTAAATAGTTCGATTGCTTAGAAATGGTACATTTCTAAGTTGTTAACTATACTAGCTCACTTGGCTTAGCAGTGACTTAATGGCTATGGGAGTGGCAATCAATTCCAATGGGCTCATATTGCAAGGGCTTGTGTATTGCCCTTGCCATGATATGGTGCCTACGCACCTGTTAGTGTTGGTCTTCGTTTGCGATTCTTGTTCTTTCTTATTCTTTTTGTTTGTAGGAACCCAGACAAAATTTTAAAATAATAAAAATTATAGGTATATATTTACCTTGAGATATATACGTATGTATAGAGAGAGAGAGATTAAGATGGTTCTTTATATATATAATATATATACTTTAAAAACAATAAAGTTTAAATAGTCATATATACGTATATACTTATGATAGGAACAGCACAACCTTGGGTAAGGACTTCAGTTAATGTATCTCCTGAATTTCATACACTGTGTAAACAACACCATATACAATTTGGTGAAGCACTACGTGTAGGGATTTCTTTATTACTAGCTGATAAAGGCGTTGTTGAGTATAGCAATAATATACAAGTTGTTAGAAAGATAACAAGCCTTAGAGAGCAACTGGAAGAAATATCCCAAAAATATTATGAGCTTAAAGAAAATGAAACTGGATAAGTGGCAAGAAGACGTTTTGAAGATAAAAGGAAATTTAGCTTTATGTGCCGGAAGGCAGGTAGGAAAATCTACAATCATATCCCAAAAGGCAGGTGAGAGTGCTGTTAAACACAAAAATCGAAGTGTCCTAATTATTGCTTCTGTAGAAAGACAGGCTCTTTTATTATTTGAAAAGGTACTCTCATATATTTACTTAAATCACAAGTACATGATTAAAAAAGGTAAGGAAAAGCCCACAAAACATGAATTAAGGCTCACAAATGGCTCTATCATACGTTGTTTGCCAACTGGGATGTCGGGCTATGGTATTAGAGGTTATACTGTAGATGAATTATATGCTGATGAAGCAGCGTTTATCCCGGAAGACGTTTGGGCTGCTGTAACACCTATGTTAGCTACAACAGGTGGTATAATAAACTTACTTTCTACCCCAATGGGTGCTACTAATTACTTCTACAGATGTTTTAATGATGATAACTTTACACATATTCACGTATCTACTGAAGAGATAGCTAAAGGGAGAGAAGAGCCACAAAGGTCTAATATGTTGCAGTTTTTGAAGTCTGAAAAGCTAAGCATGGGTAAATTACAGTATAAGCAGGAGTATTTAGGTCAGTTTGTAGGTGGAATCATGCGACTTTTCCCTGATGATTTAATCAAAAAATGCTGCACTTTACACCCTAAACTACAGAAACAAGGAGTATATAATAACTTTCTTGGGGTAGATTTGGCCAGACTTGGTGGAGATGAAACTGTTTTAGTATCTGTAGAAAGGAAAAAGAAAGAAAATATTAAGATGTATGATATGCAAATTCCTGAAGGTCAAAGACTTACAGATACTGCTAGGCTAATTCTATTTATGCACTCCGGAATGAATTATCAAAAAATATTCATAGATGATGGTGGGCTTGGAGCAGGGGTATTTGATATTCTTTTTGAACACCCTAAAACTAAAAGAGTAGTGGTAGGTATTAATAATGCCAAGAAAATATTCACTAGAGATAAGAAAGAGAAGAAGGTAATGAAGGATGAATTATATCAAAATCTTGTAAGATTAATGGAACAGGGTAAGGCTAAATTATTCGACATGCCCGAAGTTATCCAAAGTTTAAGGAGCATACAATATGAATATTCCGACAGTGGAAGGCTCTTAATTTGGGGAAATTACAGTCATATCGCCGAAGCACTCATTAGAGCTGCTTGGTGCGTAAAAGACAAACGTTTAAATATTTATGTTTATTAAAAAATATCATGGTAGATAGTGGAATATTCGCAACAACAGCAGAAGTGGAAAGAAAAGCAGGAGCAAATGCATCTACTGTATCTGTTGCAGAAGCTTATGTTAATGATTATATGACACAAGCAGAATCTACTATTAATGTTATGACCCGGTATAATTGGAGTGATGCCTATAGTGGATTAGACGTAGATGTTAAAGGAATATTAAAAGAAGCTGCGTCAAATCTTGCAGCGATATATGTAATAACTTATGACATGTCAGGATTTACTTCAAGAGGAGAAGCAGAATCTATGATTAATATTTTAAGGGATGGCTTCCTTAGAAATATTCAAATGCTCAAAGATATTAAACAACAGACATTCACGAACAATGCATGATTTTAAAAAACATCCAGAATTAACAAACAACCAAATGCAATTTTATTATTGGGATAGCCCACACAAACAAATCACAGAAGGTTTCCTAGCTGAAGTTGTTAAAGTTACAGATGGTGATACTATTAGGGTTAAAACTGATTTTAGAGATTTTGATTTTCCTATTCGTCTAACAAATATAGATGCTCCTGAATTAAAGGAAGGTGGACTAGCAAGTCAAGACTTTTTATCTAAAGAAATACTAGGTGAAGAAGTTTATGTTAATATTGACTTTAGGAATAGGTTAGGTAAATTTGGAAGACTAATAGGAGATGTTATCTTCGCAGGTCAAAGTATGAGTGATGCAAGTTTAAATTTGGGTTTCTCAAAACCATTTGGGAGTGAAGATGGGTCTTAACTTCGGTCAAAATATGTTTCCTGCAAGAGGGGAATTTTCTGTAAATTATGACTGGACGGATGTAGCAAATGCTACAGGATATGAAAGCTACTATGGGTATAATACTAATGATGGAGATTATGGAGTAATTAATTCAACAGATGTAGCTTCAGTGGATGAAATGTTATCCCCTTCTGTTTTACTCACTCCTGGAATAGATTTTGATATTTTATTTAATACCCCAAGAACAGTAAGAGGAAATCTTGTTATTAACACTCCCTTTGCATTTAGTTCTTCTTCTACAAGTTCACAAGAAATAACCTTAACTGCAGTAGTATACCATTATGACGGAAGCTCAGAAACTTCTTTAGGCACAGATTCATGCACTCTAACAGTTCCTGAAGATGGATTTAGATTTACAACAATCACCATCCCAGTTGGATTAACACATTTTAAAAAGGGAGAAATATTAAGGATAAATTTAATTATTGCTTCTTCTTATACTTATATGAGGTTTGGAATGGACCCAAAAGATAGAGAAATGTTTACAGGAAGGACTGAATATAATCATTCAAGGATGGCTTTCTATGTGCCATTTAGGATAGAATCATAAAATGCCCGAAACAAGAATAGATTCAGCAAGTGCAAGTGAATTATCATCAGCGATTACAGATTATTCTGTAGCTCCACAAACTACCGACGCTGCTATGGACCAAAAAGAAACAGAATGGATTAACCAAAAATGGACACAGTATTTAGGTTACTACAAAACTATTCCTGAACTAAGAGCTGTTATAGATGCTAAAGCAACATGGACTGTAGGTAAGGGTTTTGAATCTGACCCTGACACTACTTTAATCTTAGACCAAATTAGAGGTTTAGGCCAAGATAGTTTTAATACTCTTTTAGAAAATATGATTAGAACACTTCAGATAGGAGGAGATGCCTTCGCAGAAATCATAAGAGATGAAGGGGAATTAATTAATATAAAACCTTTAGACCCTGCTTCTATAAAAATTGTGGCTAACAGACAAGGAGTAATTATAAGGTATGAACAAGTAACTAAAAATAAAACTCCTAATAAAAGATTCACTCCTGATAAAATTCTGCATTTAATGAGAAATAGGGTTGCAGATGAAATTCATGGAGTGTCTATGATTGAATCTCTTGAGTGGATTATTCTAGCTAAGAATGAAATTCAAGAAGTAATGAAAACTTTAATGAGAAGGTATGTTAAGCCTGTAATGATTTACCATTTAGATACCGATGACACTACAGAAATAGCAGCTTTTAAAACTAAGATGGATAAAGCCAACCAAGATGGTGAGAATATTTATGTGCCTAAAGATGTAGTAGTGCCTGAAGTATTAGCAGTTGCACCTAATGCTACATTGAATCCTTTACCTTGGTTAGAATATTTAGTAGCACAGTTTTATCAAACAGCAGGTGTGCCACAAATTATATTAGGAGGTAGTGGTGAGTTTACAGAAGCTAGTGCTAAAATAGCTTACTTAGCTTATGAACAAACTATTAACGAAGACCAATTATATATAGAGGAGCAAATGGGCATACAACTAGGGATAACTATAGCTCTAACCTTCCCTGCTACATTAGAAAATGAACTTTTATCAGATACTAAAAAAGACAGTGAGAGTGGGGCTTCACAACCCAACGACACTACTGCAGGAAGTGGAGAATAATGGCTAAAAAAAAATATGAAAAACACTGGATTGTTGCCCTAGGTGCAATCGCAGGACTGGTTATCATGGAATGTTTCGCCCTGGAACACGGGATAAACGGCACACTGTTTACAATTGTTGTGGCAGCTGTGGGTGGTATCGGAGGATACCTAATTCCTAGTCCAGTAAAGAAATAATAAAAAATGGTTAATATAGCAGGATTCAAGAAGAAGAAAAAGAAAGACCCAGAATTTGAAAGAATCTCTAAAAGTCAAGACCTTAAAGGTCCTAGAAGTGAAGTCCATAAGGACGCTACAATCACTAAGGGAGATGACCCTAAGAGTAAAACTCTAGTTACTCCACCTAATATAATAGAGAAAGGTGGTCTAGCAGGTATAGATGAAGCAGGAATTTTAAAGTTAGCAGCTCATGGTTTATTATCTCAACAACAAGAAGCTAGAGCTCTAGGAGGTGCTAAACCACCTGCAGAAACTCAAGAACAAAAAGTAGCAGCTAGACAAAAACAACTGCAAGAAGAATCTTTCTTTGAAACAGTCCAAAGAGGAGCTCCTAAATCTATCGGTGGTGGAAGTGATGCCAGTCTAATAGGAGATGTAGCTTTATTAGCTTCAGGTGGAATTGGAGGAACTCCGGGAATACAAGGTTTAGGAGGAGTTGTGCAATCAGGAGTAGGACAACTTACAGGTAAAGCTATTGGAGCAAGTGGTCAAGCAGCAACTCAAGCAGGAACTCAAGGATTAAAATTCTTACCAAAAACAAAGAGGGCAATAGCTAAAGACCTTCTTAAAGCAGGAGCTAAAAGAGGAGGTAGTGCTGCAGATGATTCTCTTAATAGAGAACTTGCTGCAGGAGAATTAGCTAAAGTTTTAAGCACACCTACTAGAAAGATAACTCAAAGAGATGCTATAAGGGCTATTAATTCTTATAATAAATGGAGCACTGAAGAAACTACAAAATTTCTAGTTACTAAACCAGTATTAAAAAGAGTGGCTCAAGGAGCAGCAGTAGTATCTAGTGCAGATATATTAACTACTTGGTATGCTGCAGATAATGTTCTAGATGGATTAAGATTTGTTATTCCTGATGTTCAGGAAGGTGTAGCTAATGGAACTATGACTAATGAAGAAGCAATAGTTATGTTAGAAAATGCTAGTAGAAATGCAGGTAGAGCAGCTACTAAAGTAAGGTGGAGTGCTAGGTTAAATCCTGCCTTATGGCCTTCAGCAAAATTACTTGTGGAAGGAGCAGAAATTAAACAACTTGCCTTTGAACTTAAGAAAGACAATGCTCTTGCATCTCTAGGTGCATGAAGTTAGAAGGAGGTAAATAACATGGATGAAGAAATCAAACAAACAGAAAATACTACAACTGAAGATTCTAATGTCGGGAGTGAGCCCCAAGCAACTGGCCTTATTGACGGAGCAAACGCTGCAGCTGAAAGGTTGGAAAAGGCCAACCAAAAACAAGAAGAACTTATCACAAGACAAGAAGAATTAACAGCTAAACAAATGTTAGCAGGAACTGCTGATGCAGGTAAAGAGCCTGAAGTTAAAGAAGAAACTGCTGCAGAATATGCTAAGCGTGTTATGGCTAATGAAGAATGATAGAAGACAAAAAGGATAAAGTTCAAATAGTTTCTAAAGAAGAAAAATATTGGTTAGAGGTAAAAACTAAGTGTGAAGATGGACTTTTAGCACACGAAAGAAACACTATAATTGACCAAAATATCTTAGATTTGGCTAAATTCAAGATTAATGAAGTTAAGCTAAAATAAGGAAACATTTAAATAGTTTATTTTTATATTAATTTTATGGCTTTAGAACTAACTCTTATTACCGAACTAGAACCTCCGGTATCTTTTACTTGTGCAGAAGCTACAGGGATAGCTAAAGGTTCACTTCTTAAAATCGCAGACCCTAATACTGTATCTCAATCAGGTGGGGATAATGACGCTGTAATTGGAGTAGCTGCTGAAGAGAAAATAGCAAGTGATGGTAATACTCAAATAGCTGTATGGTTAAGAGGAATATTCACAGGAACTGCAGGACTTGCAGGAGTAACTGCAGGTAATGGGGTTATTTCAGATAGTAATACAGGTGATGATAACGAATTAGTAAATGCTGATGCTACTTCTAATAACTGTTTAGGTATTGCATTAGAAACTGCTACTGACCTTCAAACTTTTAAATTATTAGTTAGCCCACATATAGGACAACCTTAAAATGAGTGAAGAAGAAGTAAAAAAAGCTGAAGAAATGGAAGAAGCTGTAGAACAAGAACAGGCAAAGAAGGAGGAAGCTGAATAATGGCAGACACTTCAGGTATGGCTGACATTAGAGGAATTGATATAGATAAGTTAGCTAAAGGTTTCGCAGATGAAGCTATAACTTTTAAATCTCATGTTACTAAATCTAAAACTAAAGCTAGGGAAATTAGATGGTATAAAAAGACAGCAGGATATTTAGATTCTGTTGACACTACAGGTATTACTGCTTCACAAATTCCAAGCGTAGGATTCAAAGCTTTACCTAATGTAGTAGAACAAAGTTGGACTAGACAAACTTCTTATATTAAAAAATATTTTGTAGAATCTCCTACTATTTCAGCAGAAGATATTAAGGATTCAGACATTGATATACTAGGAACTAATGTAAGAGATTTAGTAAGAGCTGTAGCAAGACAAGTAGACATAAGAATCTATAATATTCTAACAGATAATGTTTCAGGAACTCCCTTTGATGGTAGTTCAGTTACAAGTGCAGCAGCTACTGGAACTGGATGGGATGACGGAACTAATGGAGATGTTGTTAAAGATATTATGGATGGAGTAACTGCTATAAGAAATCAAGGATATGACACTTCAGGCTTAGTTATGATCATAAACCCTACAGACCACAGTGCATTATTACAATTCTTAATTACAACTAAAGGTTCTAGTATTCCTAACTTCTCAAGTGAGAGAATAAAAGATGGAGTAGTTATGACCTTATTAGGAGTTAATGTAGTTGTAAGTGCTAATGCTACTTCGGATTATGCAGTAATGTTTGTGCCCGGAAGAGCTGCTACTTGGAAAAGCTTTATGCCTATTACTTCTGTAGTAATTGATAACCCCGGTATAGGTAAGAAGATTAGAGTATGGGAGGAAGGAGAGTGTATTCTAACTGACCCTCTAGCAGTCTATGGAATCACCGACACATTAACATAATGACACTTGAGAACTTACAAAAGAGATTAGCTGTTACAACTGACCCTTCTGAAAAAAAAATAATAGAAAAGAAAATTGCAGAAAGATTGGAAAGTCCTAAATTTGCACATTTGAAAACTAAGCCCGTTGAAGAAAAGAAAGAAACAATTAAAAAGTCTAAATAATTCTATAATCTATGGCTAACACTATAGGTGAAAAGGAACTTAAAACCGATTGGGATGCTACGGAGAATTTTAAGAAGGAGATTAATATGATACCTGAAGAAGGTTCTTTAGTTCCTAGGATAGAAAAAGAGGGGTTATAATGGTGAGCAAAACTAAAAGACTTCTAAGAAGTATGAGAGCTAGGCCTGAAATAAAACAACCTATTGCTACAGATATGTTTATACCAAATCATTCAGGTATAACTTCCCATCCTGAATTTAAAGCACACACTCATACTTTAGATACTATTGAAAATCCTGTAGAAAATACAGACTTCACTATGGCTAACAAGACATTGAAGTTTACTTATCAAGCTCCAACCCCAGCAGTAGATACAGGAGCATTTGAGATAGAAGCAAGAGGAGGATTCTCAGGTTCATTAATTCATATCCATCAACATACAGGTAATCCCGGAGCAGGGACTAAACTAATAGAAGCAGAAGCAGAAGATGTAAATGTTTGTGTTTTAGATTTAACAAGTGCAGGAGAAAATTTTAGTATGACAGGAGCTGCATTAGATATGAATACTCAAAAAATAGTAGGAGTAGTAGACCCTACTACTGACCAAGAAGTAGCTACTAAAAAATATGTAGATGATAATGGTGGTGGAGCTTCTGACTTAGATGGTCTAGATGATGCTACTATTACAGACCCTGCTAAAAATCAAAGATTAATATATAATGGCACTAATTGGGTTAATGTAGCTGAAGATACTACATTTGAATTTTCAATAAATACTTTCACAGATAACCAAAGCTCCCTTCAATTAATAGGTAGTGGGGTTTGGAAGGCAGCAGGTGCTATTACCTTCACAGCTTCTTATACTAATGGTCCTCCCACCGGTACCCCTTACGTTTCTCATTCTGGTTGGTCTAACTTAGATATGACAAGCGCCGGTGAGGGGCCAACTAATAGTGATGAAGCAGAAAATTATGCAGGTTCAGTTGGAACTAAAACATGGACATTACATGCTACTGATGGTGAAGACCCAGATACCCAAAATGTTTATGTAACCTTCTATAATTATATGAGTTATGGAATCACATCTAAAACAGATACCTTTACTGAAGCAGACATCGAAGGACTTGCTAATCAAGAAATATCTAATGATAATACTCAAGTGTGGGATTCCGTCACGACTGGAAGTGGAGAATATATGTTATTTGCTTTTCCGACTAGACTTGGAACTCCAACTTTTTGGGTTGGTGGATTTGAAGGAGGATTTGAATCCTCTGAAACTGTCAGCGTTACAAACAGTGCAGGTTTTACAGAAAATTATTATGCTTGGAGGTCTACAAACTCTAATCTAGGAGCAACGGTGGTGGAAACTAAATAATGGCAATCGAATTAGTAGCAGCAATAGCACCCAAGAATGATGGGTTTACAGGAATGGTTGATGCAGACCAAGTCGTAGCAGAAGGTACATTCCCTGACGGGTGTGTTTCCAGTGGAAATGTAACTCAACATGAAGGAGATATTACACATGATAATATTATAGCAGGAACTATTGCATCACATGATACTACAGCTACAGGTGCTAACTTAACTGAATTAACTGATAGTAGTGAAACTACTCTCCACTCACACGCAGGAGGTGGGGGTGGTTCTCCCGGTGGTTCAGATACTCATATTCAATATAATGATAGTTCTTCATTTGGTGGGGATGCAAATTTAACATGGATTAAAGGAACTGAAAGACTAGGTATTGGAACAGATAACCCTTCTGCTCCCTTTCATGTATTAAGTACAGCTTCTTCTGGAATGTTATATCAAACAACAGCAGCAGATGGCCATGCTTTAATTGCCCTTCAAAATGATGCTACAACATGGCAGCTAAAAGTTAATGGTTCAGCTAGTGATGACTTCCAAATAATTTCTTTAGCTACAGTAAGATTTGATATAGATACAGATGGAAATGTTACTATTCATAATGGAACTTTAGACATGTCTTCTCATCAAATAAATAATGTGACTGACCCTACATCCGACCAAGATGCAGCAACTAAGTTGTATGTAGATGAAGCACTAGGAGCAGACGTGACAGTATTAAAGGCTACCTTTGATATAACGA